CCTGTCGTAGCGATATTCCTTGACCGTCCCGTCCGCGAGCCGCTTTCGCACGACTTTTTGCGCGCTCCGCATTCGCCGCCTCCCTGAATATGTCGCTAGCAGTTTCCGTAGCGGCATATCCGGCCATTCGGTCGATACGGTCGTCAAGGGCGCGAACATCCCAACGCGCGCAGCGTCCGAGCCTGATCGGCTGCGGGAAGACACCCTGCGACACGAGGTCGTCAAAGTGCGTTGGCGAAATCGACAGGTACTCAGCAGCAGCGGGGCGCGTCAGGAGTCGCAATCATCCCTCCGTTACAGGGTGACAGCCGGTCACGACTGTGATGTTGTTCGCGCGGCCCCAGGCTTTCGCCTCGACCTCTGCGCGGAAACATGTCTGCGCGTCGGGGAGCCGGTGTGTCTCGATATCGCGCGGGGTGAGGTCCCCAGGAAAACCCAAAATCAATACAGTGAGGAGCCAGCCCATCTACTCATCCCCCTTTGGTGCGGGGGAACACGCAGCGCGAATTTCGACGGCCATGAGTTCCATCATTTCCTGTGCGTACCTACCGAGGATGGCGTGCCGCTCACCGGTCTTCGTATCGCAGATGCGGAAGGTGCTGCCCTTACCTTTGGTCTGGATCTCCCAGCCGCCCGGAAGCGGGTAATAGGTCCGGTCAAACTGTTCGTCGTGTTCGACTGGTGGCAGCGTCTCCATGAGCGGGATAGCGGCGGATAGAGCGGCGCGGGCTTTTGACGCGAACAGTTCCCAGAAAATAACCTCGTCAGTCTTGCCGTTGACGACTGCGCCCGGAACAAGGTCGATCACGTCGTCGGGGTCATATGTGTTCTCTTCAAACGCAATCGCCCGTGCAGCCGCCTCGACCATCTCGTCTGTGATGCGGGGGTCGGTCATAGCACCACCCACCCGACGAAGCCGCCGATCCAGAATGTAACCAGAGCGGCTAACCACCCGAGCGCGAATGCGAGGTATGTGTTCATGAGTTTGCCCCTTCATAATTCGGCAATGGGCAACACCGGGAACCGTGGGCCGGACAGGCATGTCTATCCCACGGTCCAAAATGGCCGACTATTCGGTCCCGGTGCTCCCCATTGCCTGTCATGGCATATTCCCCACTTGTTCCATTGCGAAAGCGACCATCGCCACAACGGCGACAATCGCGGTGATGAGGGCGACAACGTCTTTGGTCATGCCGCGCGCTCCCCGTGGTGACTGCTCCTCGCCCTGAAGGACGAGGCTTCTTGCTTCTCAGGCAGCTGCGGAAAGTGTTTCCGTGTTACGCATGCCTCCACAAGCAGAGACGGACAGCCCTTCCGCCTTAGTCTGATGATACCCTGCTGCCGGATGTTCTCGGCCGCATTGATGTCTCTGTCATGCTCAGTGTGACATCTTGGGCAAGTCCAATGGCGGACATCCAACGTCATCGCCTCGGCCTTATGGCCACAAGCCGAGCACGTCTTGCTGGAGGCGAACCACTGATCGATCTTGACCAGATGCTTGCCGGCCCAGGCCGCCTTGTACTGCAGTTTCCGCAGCAGCTCACCCCACGACGCGTCAGCGATGTGTTTTGAGAGTTTGCGGTTCTTGAGCATGTTTTTGACCTTCAGTGTCTCAACGCAGACCGCTTGGTTCTCGTCAATCAAGCGTCTCGACAGTTTGTGCTGAAAGTCATTGCGTGCGTTTGATGTTCTCTCATATGCCTTGGCAACAATCACACGCGCCTTGTTGCGGTTGGCGGATCCCTTCTTTTTTCGTGAGAGTGACTTTTGTTTGCGGCGCAGATTTTGGGCGGCACGCTTCAGAAACCTTGGGTTCTTGTGTTTGCGGCCGGTGCTCTCGATCACCAGATGGGTCAGCCCCAGATCGATCCCGGAGATCAGATCTGCATCAACAGACCTGAGCGCATCGGGGGCGACCACGCCGTCATCGCACAAGACGGAGGCGTAGAACTTGCCGGTCTGAGTGCGTGAGATGGTGACGGTCTTGATTTTGCCGGTGAGCTCGCGGTGCAAGACGGCCCGTACTGCCCCTATTTTGGGCAGATACAGCCGATTACCATCGACCACCTTGACCCGCTGCGGATACGACATGGACTGTTTGCCATGTTTGCTTTTGAAGCGCGGATAGCGGCCGTGTTTTCTGAAGAACCGCTGGAAAGCATCATCCAGATGCATAACGGCCTGCTGGAGCGCCTGGCTGTCAGCGTCTTTGAGCCATTTTGTGTCTTCTGCTGCCTTGAGCTCGACCAGCCTGGCTTGGGCTTGGTGTTTGCTGATGCGCTCGCCGCGTTCCTTATACGCGGAGCTTCGCCAATCCAGCGCAAAATTATAGGCCCAGCGCATCGCACCGAACTGAAAAGCCAAGGCTTTCTGTTGCTCGGAAGTCGGATACAGCCTGACTTTTGTTGCCTTTAGCATAGCGTTTAGATAGCTCGGTTCGGGTAAATCTCGGCAAGGGCGTTCTTCGCGCCGCGCAACTCGCTGGCGATGTCGCGTAGCCCGTTGATGGCGTCGTTGATGGCGCTGTCGGCCAGGTCGCCGCGCTGCTTGCTCAGAAATGCCGTGGCGATTTCGAGCGCACCAAGCGATGCGTCCAATTCGTCTTCCGCCGACTCAATCATTTCATCGCGGGCGCTGTATGCGGAGGGGTCGCGGGTCATGGCTTGCCTCCGCGCGCTTTGGTGAGGGCGGCGCGGGCGATTTGTTTGTACTCGTGTGCTTGAGCACCGTAGACGCCTTCACCGGCAGAAATTTGCGACAGTGCCTCGTACATTGTTGGGCTTGCGGCGATCAGCGTGGCGTCTGCCTCCATGCGCTCATAGTCTTCGTCGTATTCGCCAAGTGTGCGGGCAATCTCCGTATTGCCGACAGCGGTAACGAGCGTGCTATCCACAAGGTTTGTTTTCCACGGACCGGCTGTAAATCTTTCGTACATCATGCGGTCTCCTTGTCGTATTCGTTCTGAAGCACGTCGACCTTGCCCAGCGCGTCGTGCGCTGCATCGCTCATGCGAGACGCGGGCTGCTGCCATGATGCGACGTGGGTTTCGGCAATTTCCTCAAGAGCGCGGACACAGATCGTGTATTGCTTCTCAGCGTGCCGCGCGCGGCGCTCCCAATACGATGGCTGGGCGACCGGCGCTGCCATTAGCGCGTCAGCCCACTCGTGTTCTTCGTGGTCGGTGATTGCGTTCTTGACGGCACCCATTGCCAATCTCCCGTCTGAATGGTGCCGGGGAGCATTCGAGGACTCCCCGGCGTATCGACCCATTCAGTTGACCGGTGCTGCCTGTCGCGGCGTTTGCTACCGGGTAACCCCAACTGCGGGGTACGGGATGGAATGTGCATCACATGACCACATGAGGTCAATAGAAAAGTGCACTAAACGCACATTTTTTTAAATTGCTTCTGAGAAAGCCCTGATGGCGTTAACCAAAGCTGCGGCCTGGTCGTCGGACTTGGAATCTAGAATTTTGTTCACCGTTTCGCGTCTGACGGCAACGCTGGGATGCACAAACAATAGGCCCACTTCCACATTGAGAGAGTCGGCTATTGCGTATAACCGCCCCTCTTGAATGGCAGTTTTCCCGCTTTCAATTTTAGATAATTGCGAGTGATCCATGCCGTCCTTCCCCTCCGCGTGTGCAACCCGCTCGGCAAGCTGCTGGAGGGTGAGGCCGCGTTGACCCCGCCAGGCGCGGATAAAGTGCCTGGATTTAACGCGCGTCGAGTTATGACCGATTTTGCTTCCCATCGCCATAGAGTGCGCGTGGTTGCTAAATTGGTCTTTGTCGTCATATGCACATTTTGCGCTTGACCTTCTTTGGTCATATGGTGCACATTCATGGCATGACGAACCTAGCACAGTGGATGCGCCAGTCAGGCGTGAAGGATCGGGCGGTGGCCGACTACATCGGGCGCGACCGTTCAATTGTAAGCCGTATCCGCCGGGGTGAGCTGATGCCGACCCTAACGATTGCGGTGGCACTTGAGCGCCTGACGGGGGGCGATGTCCCAGCTTCATCATGGATCAAAGATGAACACGACACGGCCTGATGTCGCGTGGAAAACAACCGGGGATTTTGCACAATGACCAAAATTCGACAAATCGGCACACATCACGAAGCCATCGACCGCGTTGCTGGCCTTATCGGTTATGCCAATGCGGCACACCACATCGGCAAGTCGGAATCATACATCCGGCAGTGTGGCGATCCAGACTGCGCCCGCGAACTTCATGCCGTTGATGCCGCCCGCCTCGACCAAGTGTGCAAGGCCGAATACGGCGAAGCCCCGTTTGAGGAATGGCTTAAACGCCACAACGCGCAAGTCACATGGAACGGCCCGCGCGTGGACCTGCGGGACGCGGCGTTCGATCTGACCGTTGCCCAAGGGAAGCTGTGCGAGGCCATCAAAGCCGCCAAGGCTCCCACGGGGCCGGGTGGCAAGCGGATCGCCGAGACAGAGCGCCAGACCGTATTGCGCGCCATTCGCCAGCATCGGCGGCATCTCGACGCGATGGAAAACGAACTGACCGCACAAGCCGACACTTACAACGTGGTTGGAATAACCGGATAGCGCAGCGGTCTCCCCGCCGTATGCGCTTGGGTGCTGGCCGGTTTGCTCCCTGGATCGGCCAGCACCACCCTCCCCAAACAGTTCGGCTGCTGGGGTTTTTGGGTGCCCGTCATTGGGCGTCTCCCTCCCAACCTACCCCCGGCGTTGCTCCAAAGCGCCGGGGGGATTTTCAACGGAGGCCGTGCATAGTGACCAAGCGTCGCCACCCCGAAGATGACCTGCAAGCCCGTGTCGTGAAGACGCTGCGGACCATGCCGGGTCTGTTCGTGTTCGCTGTGCCAAATGGCGGATACCGGACCATGGGCGACGCCATGGCATTGCGCCGCACGGGCACCGTCGCTGGCGTGCCGGACCTAATGTGCATCCGTAATGATGGGCAGTGCATGGGGTTGGAACTTAAAGCCCCCGGCATCATCAAGAACAAAGACGCGGCGCACATCTATTGCTCAGAAGATCAGCGCACCATTCACCGCAAGCTGCGCGCTCTCGACGTGCCAGTGTTCGTCACGGACGACCACGACGCCGCCGTTGAAGAAGTCGAGCGGTGGGCACAATGAACGCCTTCGCACAATTTGGTGACACAGCGCACCGCAAGGTCAAGGCCAAGGTGGATCGGCAGATGACCGCGCTGGAAAAGGTGCGGGAAGAGCGCGCACTGCTGTCCAAGTTTTACCGCAAATCCAAAAGGGAAGAACAGGAGCGCGCGCTGGCGATGCCCGGCGGCGCTGACCTCAAAAGCCTTATCACGCACATCAAGACTATCGAAGACCCCGAAGCCATGACGGACCTATGCCGTGGGCAAGTTGCCTGGATCAGGTCTCTGCGCCCGGAGCTTCGATATCTATTCGTCGCTGCGGTTGATGACATCTGCTGCAAGCGGCGCATCGCGGCGGATCTTCCCGAATTGGATGACCCGCTTCCCGAAGACATGGACCCGGAAGCGGCTCCGTCTGTCTTCATTCAGATCAGGGACATGGTGAAATGACCAGTATCAAGGAAATGCTGACGTATGGCGTCGCCAAGCGGCAGCGCACATGGGAGCGCGACCGCTCCGAAACCATCGGCGCATCGGAAATCGGGCAGTGCGCCCGCAAGACGTGGTTTGCCAAGCATGGGGCGACCGCAGACGCTGACTATGAGGATTCATGGGGTGCGCGCGAGCGCGGCAACCTTATTGAAAACCACCACTGGGAACCCGCAATCCGGGCCTACCTGACCGACACCTATGGCGAGCGGGTGGAATTTCTTCTGGCCGGTGAGGATCAAGAGACGTTGATTGACGGCTATCTGAGTGCCACACCGGATGGGCTGGTGGTCAATCGCAGCAATCAGGTGCTCACTATCGCGGGCGTCGATCTCGCGCCGAATGATGGGCTGGTTCTGGAATGCAAGTCGATTGACCCCCGCGTTGAGTTGAAAGCCGAGAAGGACGAGCACGGCTATCAGACGCAGGTGCAGATTGGCCTACTGCGGCAGCACGCCCAGGCGACCAACATCACGAAAGCCGTCATCACCTATACCGATGCGTCCTTTCTGGATGATGTGTCCGAATTCGTCGTCACGTTCGACCCTGACATTTACGAGACAGCCAAAGAGCGGACCCGCCGCATCATGCTTGCGGAAGACGCCCTAAGCGTGACCGCCGAGGGCAAGATGGCGGGCGGCAAGGAATGCCAATACTGCCCATTCAAATCACAATGTGTCGGCGTAGTGGTCTCAGCCATTCCCCGCGATGAAGTCGAGGTGGACCAGCAGCGCCTGGACCAGTTCCGCAAGCTGGTCACGGACCAGCGGGACGCGAAGGCGCGGGCGGATAACGCCAAGGCCGAAGCCGACAGCATCAGCGAACAGATTAAGGATCTGCTCCGGCAGACAGGAACACGGCGCGTAAAGGATGGCGACCTGTCCATTTCTTACAGCGCCGTCAAAGGGCGCGTGACGGTGGACGTAAAAGCCGCCGAAGCCGCAGGCGTCGATTTATCGGCGTTTAAGAAGGAGGGAGACCCCTCCGACAGGCTGACAATCAAGATGGCCTGATCAGACAAAACAGAAGGACATGAAACTATGAATGAAGTTGCAACACGCTCGAACACCGATGTGGCGGTGCCGGAATCCAACCCGTATGCGTCTTATGGCGACAGCGGGACCGGCATCGTTGGTGACCTGCTGAAATTCTCCAAGGGGGATTGGCTGGCCGGTCAGGATGAGCGTTCCGTTCCCGAGGGGACGCAGATCGTCGTCAATATGGAGACGGTCAAGACCGGGTGGGTGCGGTGGCAGGATGCCAAACCGACCGATGAGGAAATGGTTTCGATTGCGTCCGGCATGTCGCCGCCGCGCCGTTCCGACCTTGGCGATAACGATCAGGACCTGTGGGAGACCGACAAAGACGGCAAGCCACAAGACCCTTGGCAGAACACCAGCCAGTTCATCGCCAAGTCGACGGATGGGGAGGACGAATACACGTTCTCGACATCTTCGGCGGGTGGGCGGAATGCCATCAAGGCGCTCTGTGCGACCTACGGCAAGGTCGGGCTGCGTCAGTACCCCGGCAAGCACCCGGTCGTCGAGTTGGTCAGTTCCTCCTACAAGCACAAGGAATACGGCAAGATTTTCACGCCGGAATTCAAGGTGGTTGGTTGGCTGTCAGATGCCGAGTTGATGGGTGGCACGGAAGGCGCTGACGCGGGGTCGGAAGAAGATCCGAAGCCCCGCGCCAGCAAGAAGGCGCGTTTCTAAGACACCTTCCGAGCAGGGGCAGCGTTGCAGCGCCGCCCCTGCTTATCAACACCAACCGGGGGAAGCCGGTCGATGCGCGGCACAGATTATTCAGATTCACTGGAATTCATAGAGCGGCTGTTTGGTGCGTCGACAGAACACGATGTCGAATTGCGCTCATTTCCCGACGCCAAGAACGGCAGCGGCGCACCGCGCGCAGCGTTCGGGCGGGACTTTGAAGACTTCGAAACACACCTGATCCGGTTCGATGAAGCCGGGCGCGGTATGTACTACGGCGTCTGCACGCGAGAGGCCCGCAAGGGACGCGGGCGGCGCGAGGATGTCCGAGAATGCCCCGCTGTCTGGACCGATATCGACGCCTATCACATAGACGCGGGAAAAGACGACATTATTTCCGCGCTTCAATCCGCCTATCACCCACCGTCCGTCATTATCGACAGCGGGGGCGGCATTCAGGCGCTTTGGATGCTCTCGGAAGCGGTCGACGTGTCCGAAGTCGGGGGCGAGACGGAAGAACAGGTTCTTGATGTGCTGCGGCGCATCTGTGGGGTGTTCTGCGGCGACGTAAAGGTCATCGACCTGGCCCGCGTCATGCGCCTGCCCGGAACGATCAACGCCAAGCACGGTGAAGAGCGCCGCGCGCATGTGGTTGAGGCGTCCTGGGCGCTCTACGAACTGGATGACCTAACCGAGTGGCTGGACTGGCAAAGGCCGGTCATCAAGTCTTTGGAAATTCCGGATACTTCAACAGCCAATCCCTGGACCGACAACCTCGAAGAACGGTTTGGGCGCACATCGGCTCTTGATGTCAAGTCGGCGGTCGAGGCCATGTCCTACGGTGCCGGTGGGTCCAACTCCATTCACCAGACACAGCTTGTCGTTTCCGCGTCCATGGTCAGCAAGGGCCATGAAGATAACGAGATTGCGGACCTCCTTTTAGAGGCGACGCGGGCGGCGGCTGGTCTCGATGGCGAGCGGTGGAACTGGAAGCGCGAAGAAAAAGCCATTAGGCAAATGATCCGCACGGCGCGGGAAAAGTTCGGGCCGGAAGTTCGCGTTGAAAAGCAGCGCGAGAAAATCCGCGCCGCAGCCGACCCAACCGACACAGACCCGACCGAGGGGTTGATATTCGACAAGGACGGCAAACTGGTCAAACGGGACCAGAACATCATCAACGCCATCATCCAGCACCCCGATACATCGCACCTTGTCCGCTTCAACCAGCTTACGCAGTCATCCGAGGCCGATGTGTGCCCATGGCAGCGCCTGCCCGGTGTGACTTGGCGCGACACGGACGACACCAAACTGCGGATATGGCTACAGCAGACTTATGAATGTGATGTGCCGGTAGAGCGGGTGCGGCGTCTAGTCGACACCATTGCCGAAGACCGCGCTTTCAACCCAATTTCCGAATACCTTTCGGACGTTCGGTGGGATGGCAAAGAGCGGCTGTCCACATGGCTGCATCGCTATTGCAGCGCCGCTGACAACCGCTATACCCGCGCCGTCTCCCGTGCCTGGATGATCGGTGCCGTCGCCCGCGCTTTAACGCCCGGCTGTCAGGCCGATTACATGCTGGTTCTGGAGGGACCGCAGGGGGTCGGCAAGAGCCGTGCCGCCCGTGTTCTTGCCGGTGATCCGGGCTGGTTCACCGATAGCCTTTACGAGCTTTCCGGCAAGACATCGTTTGAATCCATCAAGGGCAAATGGATCGTCGAGGTTGGCGAGTTGGCCGGAATGCGGAAGACAGAGGTTAACGCGGTCAAGGCGTTTCTGACCGCCACGTCCGACTATTACCGACCGCCGTATGAGCGCCGCGCTCAGGACTTCCCCAGGCGCTGTATTTTCATCGGCACGGTCAACCCCGGCGACATGGGGCACTTCAAGGACGAGACGGGCAACCGCCGCTTCTGGCTGGTGCCGGTTGGTGCGATTGATCACGACAGCCTGATTACTGACCGCAATCAAATCTGGGCGGAGGCCGTCGCGGCGTTCAAGGCGGGCGAGCCGCATTACCTGACAGACCCCGACATCATTGCCGATGCCGAAGCCATCCAGCGCGACGCCAGCACGGGCGCGTCTGACGAGTGGCTTCCCTTGGTCGAGCGGTACATCACCCACTCACCCCCGGCTACCAGAGAGGCACGGGAGGATCTTGAACAGTGGTCGCTACGTTCCGAGCCGCTTGATCGGCTCAAGGTTAGAGATGTCCTGGTCCGCGCTATCGGCGTCGAAGACCGCATGATTAAGGGCATGGAGCAGGGCCGTGTCGGCGCGATTCTTCGCTACCTTGGGTGGAATAGGGTTATCGCTAGACCCAAGGACGGAGGCCCGCCATCACGGCATTTTGTGGCCCCTGACTTTGTTACTCGCCCCCGGCCAGAGCCAGGTAACAAGGGGGGAAACACGCCAGTCAAACCAAAAAACATTAACAACCCGAAACAACCGAGGTTCTGATATGAGCAATTGTTACTCCCAAAACGGGCTTGTTGCTCCCTTGTTGCTCCCTTGGGGGGTAACGCGCAAAGCCACAGTGGGCGCGGGTTTCCCGTCTTGTTACTCCTGTTACTCCCATATTCTAATGAATGTTTTTATATATAGGGAGAGAGAGGCGCGTTTAGGGTTTAATAGGGAAACTGGAGTAACAGGAGTAACAGGAGTAACAAGCCCTGTGGGGGTGGTTCCTGCGCGGCGCGCCCAAAAAATCCAAAAACGCGAGTACTCGACATGAATACGGTCGAGGAAGCGATGCGCCGAATAAGCGAGGCGGCGGCGTCATTCGAGGGGCGGTGGACGATGCGCGCGCTGGCGCGTGTCGATGCGGAACTGGCGACAGCCCTGCAAGACCAGATCGACCTGTTCAACGAAGCCCTGATCACATCGGCAATGGACGACGTGCGCGACCAGGGCGAGGCGCTGATCCGTGGCTATGCCGTCTGCACCAAAGCTATGCAGGACGCCCAAGAGCCAGACGATGCGTATCTGCTGGGCAAGGACCCCGACACCGGCCTGACGGTCGCCATAGGGCAGAACAGACACGCTGTGGAGCGGGTGCGGGAAGCGCACGGGGACAGGGTTGTCTGGATGAACACCGACGAGGTTGCCGCCATGGTCGCGGGCCTGCAATCGGTGGCGCGGGTGAAGCAACTGTTCCCAGGCGCTGAAATCGAACGGATCGACCGATATCCGACCGAACCGGCGAAAGGTGATGCGGCATGAACACAAACAAAGCATGGACCAAATTCGAAGATGACCTGCTTTGCCGCGCCTTGCGTGATCCAGACACGCGGTTTCACTCGGTGGTGCATCTGTTCGAAAACCGCTCAATGGGTGCCATCGCCAAGCGAGCAACGCAGGTCGAGGGCATCCCGCCGCGCACCAAGATCTTGATCGGCAGGGGTGCGGCGAACGACGGGAATTTTGATTGGGGCAAGATCCGCATGCAGACCAAAGCCCGTGACGAGATGTTTGCGGAGGCCATGCGCGGCAAGCGGTTTGCAGACGCACCCGTTCCAGCAGAGCGCCGCATCAACATCACCAAGCCGGTGCAGCACGTACCACGGGAGGCGAACAGTTGAGACAAACCCCCATCCCCGAAGACCTGCGCTCTCACCTCTGGCACGTCCTCACAATCGACCCGCAACGCCAGCTTGGGATTGAGCGGGCGGTTGATGCTGACGCCGGTGTCGTCACGGTCTGCCCCGTCCGATGGCGCAGGGCGTTCTTGCGCACCCGGCAGACAAACCCCGACGCACGGACCAGGGCGAAAGAAATCCCACCGGTCGCACGGCCCGAGCTTGTGGGGTATCTCATCATCGGTGTGCCCATGGACAGGGTTGTTCCGCTGGATCTGATCCAAGGCGTTGACGGGGTGCGCGCCATCATGTGCCGCGCTGGCATAGCCGCCGTTGTGCCCCCGTACATGGTCAAGCCGATGTTGGAGATTCCCGACCAGTGGGCGCCACCGGCCCCGGATGACGGCAAGCCGAAGCTTACACCGATTCAGATTGGCGAGCGCATGGCGATGATCAGCGGGCTGTTGAAGGGCCAGGTCGGCAGCGTTGCGGAATTGCGGGACAACGAAGTGCGTCTGGAATACGGAGGCGACCACCCGCCTGTGTGGGTGCATCGTACGGGGTTAAGGCAAGCCGGTTAACCGAAGGAGACGAATGGTGGATATGGTTGAGCGCGTGGCGCGGGCGTTGTGTCAAGATCATTTTGGTCTTGATTGGAACCGCGATGATGTTGACCGGGAGTGGACCAAGTGGTCCGCCGCCGCTTTTGTTGCCATTGAGGCGATGCGGACCCCGACGCTAGACATGAAGCAAGCGGGGTCAGCCGCGATCCATAACTCATATCCTGAGATGCCGTGGCCGACCGATGTGTGGCTGGCGATGGTGGACGCCGCGCTTGTTCAAATGAACAGCGAATAGCCCCGAACATTTAGTCTTGAACCCCGAGTCAACCCGCGATATATTGAGCATCGGACGAGCTTGGTCTGATGCGCGGTCCAATGGACGCTGCTGCCGCAAGCCCCGAGGGTGTCGGAATCACCGGCCCCGCAGTGCTACGCAATTCACCACACTTTCTCAGCCGATGACACGGGACATCGGAGCACACCAAGCGGGCCTGCGCGGGGTCGGGTGGCGCGCGTGCAGCCCCAAGGAACGCAATCCCGTATCACCACAACCAGGAGGCCAACACCCCGAAAGGGACTGGCGAACGGCATGACCCCGAAGCAACAGCGTTTCGTTGACGAATACCTGATCGATCTGAACGCCACGCAAGCGGCGATCCGCGCGGGCTACAGCGAGAAGACGGCTGCAAGCGTCGGGTCTGAAAACCTGACAAAACCTGAGATCAAGCAGGCCGTCGAAGCGGGCAAGGCTGAGGGCGCTGCAAAACTCGGCATCACACGCGAGGTCATCTTACGGGGCCTGCTCAAAGAGGCACAGTTCTACGGCGACGGCGCAACCCATGGCGCTCGGGTGTCGGCATACACGGCGCTTGGCAAGTTCACCGAGGGCGAGACACTGAACGTCCGTGGCGACATCGTCACCCGAGTGGAAAACCACATTGTCGACCCTGCGCGTCCCGACCGCTAGGGTATTCGAGCCCCTGCTGCAGCCGTCCCGATACAAGGGCGCACACGGTGGACGAGGGTCGGGTAAGTCACATTTCTTCGGCAGCCGTCTCGTAGAGAAGGCGTTTCTCACGCCGGGGCTTCGCGCGGTCTGTGTCCGTGAGGTCCAGAAGACGCTGCAGGAATCAGCCAAGCGGTTGATTGAGGACAAGATCCGGTCACTCGGTGTGGCAGGGCACTTCGACATCAAGAACGACCGCATCGATACGCCCGGCGGCGGTACGGTCATCTTCCAGGGCATGAAGGACCACAGCGCGGAGTCGATCAAATCGCTTGAGGGTTATCACCTCGCGTGGATCGAGGAAGCGCAGACGCTATCCCGTCGGTCATTGGAACTGCTGCGGCCTACAATCCGCGCCCCCGGCTCAGAACTGTGGTTCAGCTGGAACCCACGCAGCAAATACGATCCTGTCGATGAGATGTTCAGGGGTACGGAAGCCCCGCCGAACTCCATTTGCATCCAGGCGAACTGGTCAGACAACCCGTGGTTTCCTGACGAGCTTGAAACAGAGCGCGACTACGACCGCAGGACCAAGGGCGACCGTTACGCGCACATCTGGGAAGGTGCATACGAGCCCGCTGCCATCGGCGCGGTGTACCAGCACGAAATCCAGAAGGTCGAGTCAGAAGGCCGGTATTGCTCAGTCCCGTATGAGAGTGGCCACCCGGTGCATACGGCTTGGGACATCGGCGTCGGGGATAGCACGGCGATCTGGTTCGTGCAGACCGTTGGCCGGGAGTTGCGCATCATCGACCACCTCGAAAGCTTCGGCGTCGGGGTGGACTGGTACATCGGGCAACTGAAAGAGCGCGGCTACATCTACGGCACGCACCTATGGCCACATGACGGGGACGTGCGGGAGTTCGGGACGGGACGAAGCCGGAAGGAAACGGCGCAATCGTTTGGGTTCAGCCCCACCATCTTGCCCAACCAGCGACTAGAAGAGGGCATCAACGCGGCGCGCGGCACGTTCAGCCGGTGCTGGTTCGACAAGACGAAGACGGAGCGCGGGTTTGAGGCGTTGCGTCAGTACAAATACGAATACCGGGACGATGCACGGGCCTTCTCACCCCGTCCCCGGCATGACTGGACATCGCACACAGCAGACGCATTCCGGTATCTCGCGATGGGGCTTAACCAGATCGAGCAGGTTAGCGGCGGCATCCACACCCCCCTCGATTACAACATACCCGATGAGGCTTATGTATGACCGACGCATGGACACAGGGTCAGATCCGAGGTGCCAAGGTGCGCGCGGATAAGGCTCACGAGATCATCGCCAAGCTATCGCGGCGGGTGGATGCGCTTGAGGCGCGGATTGCTGAGATGGAGCCGAAGCGTGGCCGCCCCCGCAAGGAGGAAGCAGCATGAACCTCTACAAGATGACCCGAGGCAAGAGCGTAGCCATTGTGCGCGCCGTCTCTCCGAACAAGGCGGCTGAACTGCTCGGCTGGAAGACGTACGACTTCTGGCACCTGTCGCCGAACGGTCAGGCTGCGGTGCTGTACGAGACATCGAAGCGCGCGGAAGTCGTGAGCGAATGAACGCTGACCGCTTTTCGGACGACATTATCGGGCATATCGAGAGCGTCGCTAACGGCGAACTCGCGAACGCCATCACGTACCAGAACGGCTACGTGACCGAAGAGCGTGCGAAGGCGTTTTCGTATTTCGACGGTGAGCCTTACGGCAACGAGGTGCCCGGCCAATCCCAGGTCGTGACCCGCGACGTGATGGAAACCGTCCTGTGGTGCATGCCGTCGCTCATGCGGATCTTCATGGGCGGTGACGACGTTGTGAAGTTCGACCCGCGCCAAGAGGCCGACGAAGAGGCAGCCGAACAGGCGACGGAATGGGCCAACTACGTTTTCCGGCAGCAGAACAATGGCTTTCAGATCCTCTATGACATGTTCTTCGACGCGCTCTTGCAGAAGAACGGCGTGGTCAAGGTCTGGTGGGATGACCGAAAGGTTGCTGAGGAAGCCAAATACTACGGGCTGAGCGCTGCCGGCGTAGCGTTCCACCAGTCGCAGGGCTGGAAGATCAAGGACATCCGCAAGTATGTGGATGAAACCACGCTGCCGGGTGGTCTGCAGGGTGAGCAGGCGTTGCTTGAGGCACAGGCGCAGGGATTTCAGCCGACCTATCAGTTTGACGTGACATTCGAGCGCGACCAAGACAAGAGCCAGGTCTGCGTCGAGTCCGTTCCGCCCGAAGAGTTTCTGGTGTCCCGCAACTCGCGCGGCATATCCGAGGATACCGGTGGCGTGTTCCACAAGCGCCGCATCATGATCTCGGACTTGATCGCTGAGGGTTACGACCCCGACGATGTGATGTCGATTTCGTCTGATGACGACACCATCGCCAGCACACCCGAGGCCCAAGCCCGCTACGAAGACCAGGGATACGAGGGCAACACATACCCGACCGACGATACCGCCCGCTATGTGTGGGTGACGGACTGTTATGTTCTTGTGGACACGGACGACGACGGGCGCGCGGAACTTCGCAAGGTCACGTTGGCCGGCGCATCGGATGGCAACGGTCAGATCCTGATCCACCCGGAGCACGGAGCGGCCCCGCGCGTCGAGGTCATCCCGTTCGCGAGCATTACCAGCGTCCCGATCCCGCACCGGTACTATGGCCTGTCGCTTGCCGATATCGTGATGGATCTTCAGCTGATCCACTCGACCATCCTGCGTCAGTCCTTGCAGAGCCTCTATCTCGCCAACAACCCGCGCATGTTCGCTCAGGGCGAAGTCAACTACGCGGATCTGCTGACGAGCCGGGCCGGTGGTGTGGTGCGTGGTGCTGTTGGATCGGCTGTAACCCCGCTGATCAGCCCGCATGTGGGTCAAGCCTCCGCGCCGATGATCGAATACATCGACCGCAAGCGCATGGCCCGTACGGGCGTCAACAAGTTCGGCGTCGGCCTGGATGCGAACAAGCTGCAGAACGAGAGCGCCACGGCTGCGATGCAGCAGAGCGAGGCATCGAACGAGCGCATTGAGTTGATCGCGCGGATATTCGCGGAGACCGGCGTCAAGCGGATCTTCTGGCTGATCATGCACTGCGGGTCGCAGTACTCGACGAAGAAGCAGACCATCCGACTGCGCGACAAGTATGTCGAGATCAACCCCCGGCAATGGCGCGACCGTTTCGATATGTCGGCGCGTGTGGGCCTTGGAACGGGCAACAAAGACCGTCAGGTGCAGTCGCTCAACATGCTTGGGCAATTGCTGATGGCGCTGAAGCAGGACCCCGAGACGCGGCCAATGGTGACGCCCGGCAAGGTCTACAACTTCGTGGAAGATGTCGTGGAGTCCAGCGGGCTCAAACGGGTTGAACGGTATCTTGAAGACCCGGCGCAGATCCAACCGCCCGAGCCGCAGCCGAACCCGGAAGCGATGAAGGCACAGGCGGAGTTGCAGATGAAGCAGCAGGAGGCGCAAGCCCGGTTGCAGCAGTCTCAGCAGGAAGCCCAGCAGCGCGCTCAGTCCGACCAGATGAAGGCGCAGATGGACGCGGAAGTTGCCCGGTACAAGGCGGATCTTGAGGCACAACAGGCGCGGGCGAATGCCGAACTTCAGGCTGCTGTTGATCGTGAGGTTGCTGCCAACAAGCTGCAATTCGAATACGCCAAGATGCAGGCCGACCATGAGTACCGGATGCGCGAGATGGCTGCTGAGAAGGAACTTGAGCGCGAGAAGATGCGCGCTGGCAGCCCGGACGGACAAGGCAACATTAATATCAGCGATTAGAGGCCACCCATGAACGGACTTCTTTCTCAGATGGACCCGGCCATGACGGTCGGCGGAACCGATCTGTACCAGCAGGCTCCATATGTGGACCCGAACCTGCCCGTGTATCGCCCGGATAGGGACACGTCAGGTCTGCTGACCGATGCGGAGTTGGACAACCTGACGCGTTCATTCGCGGGTGGCCTGTTGAACGGCTATCAGTACGACCCGACGGGCAATTTCGGCGGCAGCAACCCCGCGAACGGCGGGCAGTATTTCCGGGCAATCGAGCCGAGCGGCATCTACACGGCTGACCCGAACCAAGGCGTTACGACGACACCGGAAGTCCCCACGGGACCGAGCGTGTTTGACGCTGCCCGCATGATGTAC